ATAGCAAACAAGCTTGGAGTTCCTCTAGACGAGTACGCGAAACACAAACGGTAGGAGACGATAGATGGAAAACGAGACCGTTGATCGCACTCCCCGCACGTCCGAGACACGTGACGCAAAGCCGCGTCGAAAGCCTTGGGCACCCCCGTCTTTATTAGACGCACCTGCACCCCCCGAAGGATTTGTCCACCGATGGATACGTTCCGAGGTTAGGGGCTTCGATGACCGGAAAAACGTTTCTGCCCGTATGCGAGAAGGGTGGGAGTTGGTTCGGAAGGAGGAGTACCCTGATTTTGAAGCGCCTACCGTTGACAGTGGAAAATACGAAGGTGTCTTTGGTGTAGGAGGCTTGTTGCTGGCTCGAATTCCAGCAGAGATCGTGGAAGAACGGAGCGACTACTTCAATCAGATGAAGTCTGATGCAATGGAGGCAGTCGATAACGATCTTTTAAAGGAAACCCAGCATCATTCGATGGCGATTCAGAAACCTGAACGTCAATCGCGTGTTACGTTTGGAGGCCCTAAATAAATTTAGGGCTTACTGTTAGCAACCCTTTTGCTTTGAGGAGCATAAGATATGGCGAATACTAATGGAGCTTGGGGGCTCCGACCTGTCGGTAAGATGGGTCAGAACTCCAACTCCACGGGTGTTTCAGGCTATACCTTCTATGAAATCGCTAACGGCAATAGCAACGTTATCTACTTTGGCACCCCAGTTATCCCGCTTTCGACGGGGTATATCGACGTTGTGGGTGCTGCGGCAGGCGGCACTGTAGGGCTATTGGGCGCTTTTCAAGGTTGCAGGTATGTCTCAAGCACCACGGGGAAACCCACGTGGAGTATGCACTGGCCTGGATCGGGAGCGGATAGCAACCATCCTGTAAGGGCTTTTGTGGCAGACGATCCGATGCAGATCTTTGTGGTTGCAACGGATGCCTCTTGGACCAGTAAGGCAACGGCACGGGCCGCTGTTTTTGCGAACGCGAACTTCTCTAGTGGAACAAGCGGGAGCACGACAACGGGTCAGTCTTCAGGTGCTTTAGCTATCAGTACCATCGCTACCACGAATACGCTCAATATGCGCATTCTTGGTTGGGAAGAAGATGGCATGAACCAAGACTTTTCTGCTTCTGGCATCCCTGCTTTGGTCAGGTTGAACAACCACTACAATAGCGCCAATGGTGCTATTGCTGGTGGCACTGTTTCAACCACCGGCGTATAGGAGGGTTGAGAGATGGCTATTAGCAGAGCACAACTTGTCAAAGAGTTGGAACCCGGCCTAAACGCGTTGTTCGGACTGGAATATGACCGCTACGACCGTGAGCACGAAGAAATCTTCTCCATGGAGAGTTCAGATCGTGCATTCGAGGAAGAGGTCATGCTTTCGGGCTTCGGAAGCGCACCTACCAAGTCTGAGGGCTCGGCGGTGTCGTTTGATGATGCCCAGGAAGTGTACACGGCTCGCTACACGATGGAGACAATTGCGTTAGCGTTCTCCATCACTGAAGAGGCTATTGAGGATAACCTTTATGATCGGCTTGCAAGCCGATACACGAAGGCCCTCGCTCGTAGCATGAGCCAAACGAAGCAGGTTAAGGCCGCTGCGGTCCTTAACAATGCTTTCGACAGCACGTATACCGGAGGTGATGGGCTTGAGCTATGCTCGACGGCTCATACTCTTGCAAACGGCAACACCTTCCGTAACGAGCTTTCGACGGCGGCGGATCTCAATGAGACCAGTCTTGAACAGGCTCTCATTGATATCGCGGGCTTCGTTGATGAGCGCGGTCTAAAAGTGGCTGTCAGTGGCAGTAGGCTGATTATTCCCAAGGAACTTCAGTTCACTGCGGATAGACTTTTGGAATCCACGCTTCGTCCAGGAACGGCGGATAACGACATCAATGCCATTCGGAACATGGGTATGCTTCCGAGTGGTTCTTCCGTTAACCATTTCCTGACGGACACGGATGCGTGGTTCATCATCACGGATGCGCCGAATGGTTTGAAGGGCTTTAATAGAACAGCCGTTCGAACTTCCATGGAAGGCGATTTCGATACCGGGAATGTGAGGTACAAGGCCCGCGAACGCTATGCGTTTGGCTGGTCGGATCCTCGCGGTATCTTCGGATCACCGGGCGCGTAACCTCGATCAGAGCTACCGGGGGGAGGATCATTTCTCCCCCCGCCTTTCTGGGACTACATAGCCCTAGCGACTGGCCCAGCAGACGCTTACAAGACTCTAGGGCAAAACCTTTGTAAGGAGGATAGCCGGTATGGCTAATACAACCTTTAATGGTCCGGTACGCTCGGAAAATGGTTTCGAGCAAATTAGTGTAACTTCAGGCACAGGTGCCGTTACAACTAATTTTGATGTAGATACCAGCGGTAATGTAGTTACAACTGGATACGTCTCTTCCTACGACAACATTGTTTCAATTACCGACTCCACCTATTCTGTAGCATCGACCCAGTCCGGAGCCGTATTTACTCTCAATCGTGCGGCAGGCATTGTTGTTACGTTGCCAACAGCGGTAGCGGGACTTCAGTATACCTTTATTGTCGGCACAACGTTTACGGGTGCAGGGCAGATCAATACGCAAAACACCAGTGATCTTTATTCTGGGTTTGCCCATCTATTTGATCCCGCAACGGCTACCGACATGAATACGTTTATTCCGGATGCTAGTGACGATGACACCATTGATCTTGGTACAGCGGCCCAGGGTTGGCTTGTTGGTGGAATTATTCGCCTGAAAGCGACAACGGCAGCGGTGTGGCATTGTGAAGCTTTTCTGCATGGTGATGGTACTTTAGCAACGCCCTTTGAATAAGTAGAGGAATGAGCCATGGCGGATGCTGTAACCACCACGTCGGTAATTGATGGGTCTCGGACGGCTGTTATCTATTGTACCAACACCAGTGATGGTACAGGTGAATCGGCTGTTACCAAGGTAGATGTGTCGGCTCTTTCCACTTCCCCGGAAGGTGATGCTTGCACAGGAGTACGTCTTCAGAAGGTTGTGTTCACCAATGTTGGGATGGGGGTTAAAGTTCTTTGGAACGCCTCCACCAACGTTATTGCTGCACAGCTTCCAGCGGACTACTCCGACACCTTGGATTATTCCGATATCAGTGGTCTTCCTAATGTGGCTGCTTCTGGTGGCAAAACAGGGGACATAAAGTTCACGACTGTAGGCCACACCAGCGGCGACACGTATTCTGTAGTTCTCTACTGCTTGAAAGAGTATTGATGGAGTAGGTTATGGATGAGCTGGATCGGAAGAATGAGCTACAGATCATAGAGATTCGTGGGGATCTCAAGCTTCTGGGCCAAAAGCTGGATACCATAAAGAGTAATGACATTGCCCATCTACAAAAGTCGCTAGAGGGTATTCAGAAGGTTCTGTGGACTGTGGGCGTGTTGGTTCTTGGTCATTTGGGAGTTGCCGTGAAAACCGCTCTTTGGGGTTAGGATGAAAGGTTTTAAATACCATGGCAGTCTCTGGATCTAAGGACTTTGAGCTTAATGTAGCTGAGTATATTGAGGAAGCTTTTGAGCGTTGTGGCCTGGAGCTTCGTACTGGCTATGATGCTAAGACTGCAAGAAGGTCCTTAAACCTGTTGTTTGCAGACTGGGCCAACAGGGGGCTTAATCGATGGACAATAAGTCAGGTTACGCAGACTGTTGCCGAAGAAATTTCAGAATACCCTGTAGGCACTATCACTCTTTCCGTGAGTGATAGCGGTAGCTTTACGATAGCTGAGACAATCACGGGCGGCACGAGCGCCGCTACCGCTTCTCTCATAACGAAGCCTGATTCTACGTCCATGACGATAACGGTTCCATCCGGGACCTTTACCTCTGGCGAGACGATAACGGGTTCTTCCAGCTCAGCCACGACCACCACAACGTCTACGGCTTCCCTGGAAGACACCCAGTCTACCATTGATATTCTTTCAGGTGTGATACGACGGGACAGTTCTGATATTGCAATCACGAGGATTAGCCGGGACGACTACCTGAATATCGCCACGAAATCCACCAAAGGGCGTCCTACTCAGTTTTATGTCGATAGGTTGATTACGCCGGTCGTCAAAGTTTGGCCGACGCCCGAGAATAGCACCGACCAGTTCATCTATGACCGTCTGGTTCGGATTGACGATGCGGATACGTCGGTAAACACTGTCGAGGTGCCTTTCAGGTTTTACCCATGTCTTGCGGCAGGGCTGGCCTACTACATTGCCTTGAAGAAGGCCCCCGATAGAATCCAGATTTTGAAAGTCTTGTATGAAGAGGAATTCCTACGGGCGGCAGAGGAAGACAGAGACAAGGCCAATCTTGTTCTGGTTCCGACCTACAACTCTTTAAGTGCGATTTCGTAATGGCTAAATATGCCTCAAATAAGTATGCCCTTGGGATTTCGGACAGGTCCGGTGCGGCCTATAAACTCAGAAATATGCGTAAAGAATGGACCGGTATGCTTGTTGGCAAGGATGAATGGGAATCTAAACAGCCTCAATTGTTTGTCGTCAAGACGCCCGCCGATCCTCAAGCCTTGAAAGATCCGCGTCCGGATAGAGCGGAACCGGCTGTTACAGTTCTTCTTCCTTTCAATCCTTTCCTTTCTGGAGATAGCGGATCTGCCGTCATAACTGTGACGGAACCCGGTCATGGAAGAAGCACGGGAGATACCGTCCGTTTTCGTTCCTCTGAAGCGTTTGATGGGTTCACATCCGCTGCCATCGAGGACAGTGATGGCTTTTCCATAACCAAGGTGGATGATGACAGTTACTCGTTCACATCAGGGAGTGGAACGGCAACGACAGGTAATGTCCGGGGCGGCGGTGGAAGCGTCTCTGCCGGTCCTGTAACCGTGAGTGCATGATATGGCTTTTACCTTCACTACCTTAAAGACCGCCATACAGGATTATACAGACAATGCGGAG